TTTAGGGATATCTTGAATACTTTTCATTGTAGTGTCTATACCGTCCGCCCCTAAAGCAGGTAACCCCTTACCTTGCTCTAAAGACGGACGTTTGCTTGGTATAGATTGCGGTTTCCAATTCCGCCAATCTCTTTTAATTAGCTTACCCAATATTCTCCACCGATTTAGCTAATTGATTAACAGTTTTAACTGCATTCGAAAATACTCGCACATCTTTATTATCATTATAAGGTTTAAACTTATATGAAAATATAGCTATATTATCCATAAAATATACATTTACCGGATAAGCGCGTAATGAACGATAATATTTACTCATAATTCTACGGCTTCTACCTTGAGGCTTCCAACCGCGTGGTTTTAAATGAGCACTTATCTTTTTCGAATTAACTTTTACAGCTTTATATACAGGAATACCTTCGCCATACTCGTATCTGTGGAAGTGGTTTGATAACTCAGACAGTCCTTGCAGAGCGGTATGAGTAGGCGTTCCATGTATATCTATACTTATTTTTACATAATCAATATATTCAGCGTTTGTATTGATACGCATCGTAAAACCTTTAGAATTGTATTCAATAAAATCACCAGTATCATTAATACTATGAGCTCCACCAACCACTTGAGTAAAACAAGAGGGTAGCGTATCATCATTATTTAATATTTCCGAATACTGGATATGATTATGATTGATTAAGTTGCGAATATTTAATATGCCTAATCTTCTAATAGACTTAATATTATTAGCAATAGCTAAACCGGTTCTATCTGATAACCAACTATCAGAAGTTACGAACGGTTTTGTTCTACCAGCTTTAAAGTGTCTTACTATTGCGTTTAATCTTTTGCTTGTACAAATAATTACAAGACCGTCTGTATCAGTCCATCGCATATCAAGAGTATATCCATCAGCATCATGTTCATTTTGAGGAGCATGTATAAATCTAGCAACTACTTCTGTTTTTGAGCATCTTCTAATTTGCCAATCACTCCATCTTGGAATCCATCGCAAATCAGTTCGTGTACAGTTGCTATCTACAAATACTACTTCTCCGTTGATTTTTTCGCTTTTTTGGATATATTCGCCAATATTCAAAAGCTGTATAGGTTTTTTACGTATTAGTTTTCCGTGCATGACTTCAAATTCATTGACATTAGATGTATCATCTGCGACTGTACCGTATTGCATGGATTGATGTGCATGAATAGAATAATTTTTATCATTATAATCATACATACCATAAATTTCGCTATCTTTAGGCATATCCTTATCATTTTTTACTGGTTTTGTAGAAGTATGGTACTGTACCTTCTTTGGCATAAGAACCTTATTCTTCTTTTCCTTCTTTTCATTGTGCATCTTACCAGTAAATGAATCGATATCTAGCTCAACTGAATTAGTAATATCAGTATATTCAACATCTTTAGCATCAAATAATAACTTATGATTTTCAGGTGTTTTAGTAATATACTGGTATACTAAGTCATTCCAGTCTGAACCTTCGCCTAAAAACGAAATAGCATCAAGTAGCTGACGAATTTCCTGTATAGTGGCAGGTTTACTCATACCACTCATTACAGCTTGTTCGTATAACTTGATTGCATTACCTAAGTGCGGATGACCATCATGCGTCAACATCAAAGCAGACATCACGAGACTTGGAGCAAGTGGGTTTACATCTATTTTAGGGAATCTTCGTAGCAATGCTTCGTGAAAATCACGTTCATCATTCGCAGTAAAGAATATGAACATATTTTCAAGGTTTGCATTGATTTCAGAACCAGGAATAGATAAACGTCCATACTGAAGGAAGTCTAAAAAGAATCCATCAGCAGTAGGTCGTGTTTTATCCCACTCGTCAAGTACTAGCATCACAGGTTTTTTATGCGATGCCTCAGCAGCTTTAAAAACGGTTGATTTTTTAATCTCTACGCCACTCTTAGTGTTTTCACTTGGAAACATTTTGAGCACTAAGTCATCTTCACGTGTTCCTGGCGCACATTGATAGAAAAACATCTCTATACCAAGCGTTTTGCTCAGAACTATTGGAAGGTAACTTTTACCTGTACCCGCTGGGCCATATAAAAAAGCGCCACTAACAGGTTTTGTCCTTATGGCACTTGTTATACTTGCAGCGAAGGGTACACCGCAGATATAACCGTTTTCATTCAGCGACTTGTGAATGTTCTTGACAGTTATTTGCATTAACGTAACCTTAACTTTTGTATTTTATTTTGTTTTTGTAGTTTGTTGTTCTTTTTACGCAGCTCATCTATAACGCCATGTAGGAATTTTATATACATTCCCATTATTGCGATTATACTTCCTGCGACTATTATTGTATTTAACATAGTTTTTTATAAATCTTGCGAGGATAGAGAGCCATAGCATAGGAGTAATTACTCATTATAAATTGAACCTACTGGCAATACCCCTATCCTCAATATTAATCAAGCAATATCATATATTCTTTTGGGTAATACTCTTTAAACCAGTCTAAACATTTACGTACAATCTTCCACATACCAAATCGTTCTGCGCCCATACATAAATCATAAACTGCTACCGCTTCTGGCTCAAGTTCTACTTCTTGACCAGTAAATCTATTAGCAATTACTTCCTTTTCCTCGAATATGACAATATCTGGAAATAATTTCTTAGCTTTGTCTTTTGCGTTCATCTTAAACCTATTTTTTCTAATAATCTGTACAACCACGATTGGCGACAGTAATTCTTCCACGCTGAAAATAAAACACCAGTTCTTGAATGATAGTTTTCTTCAATATTTGCTTTAACATCTACAAGTTGCTGTAACTTATTTATCACAATATATGGAGCATCGTTTAGTTTCGCTTCATTAATCATAGCAAGAATTTCTGAACTGGTCTTTTTATCTCTACAATAATCGATTAAATCCTGCCATTCTTTTGCATCATTTTCCATCATAATCCTCCCATTGTTCTGCGATACGATTCATATTTTGCGTTTCCAATACCACTTCCTCTATTAATCGTTGCTGATATTTAAGAGCATAGATATTTTTAACGCCATCTACTTTTATCGAGTGATTTACTTTTAATAGTATTTGATTTATTTTTTCAATCTTATCATCAATAGTGCATAGTATACGAAATGGTACAACCTTATCCATATTGCATTTTGTACAACATCTGCCTTCTTTTAACGGTTCTGCATTGTGTCCTTCTGTCCAAATTACTTTGTCTGGCTCAGATTTTGTTACCTGTGTATCTATTTCATCACCGCACAAACAACAATCAAGCTTGACTACTTTTACTTTTTTGTCTTTACTCATTATTGCTCCTCATGACCTGTACTACATCTAATTCGCTTAATTAAATCAGATAGATATTTACGTTTGTAGTCGCTATTATCACACATTGCTTTATTATATCCATCTATAGTCAACATACATTCTTCAAGCAATCGTTTTAAATACATAACATCTTGTCCATCGCTTCTATGACCACCATATTCATATAGTGTTTTTTCGCATATATCAAAATCTGCATCTGATAATTTATTCCACCATACACGTTGCACTACCGTTCTAAGAGTAGGATTAAATTCGCAATCCTCTAAAAAGAACTCATTATCACCATCAACAGTACCATCTTTAAACAATGGATATAATGTTGCTGTCTTTGTATTAAGTACAGTACTTATACTATGCAATATTACTTCGTTTGGACGCAAGTTTTGATTAACTTGCTCATCATGTAATAAAGCATCAGTATATTTATTACCTGTTACAATAGGTGTTGTTACTTTGTCTTTTTTCATGTTACCTTCCTTTTATTGTAAATATAGGGTAGCACACTTTTTTCACTCGTGGAAGGAGAGAGCGTTTGTATGACATTAAATGTACTACCCGTAAGTTTTGTAAGTTTATCCAAAGTATTGTTTTACCTTGTTTTCTACGTTCTTAAAATTACCCAATTCTATTTCCATCAGTATTTCTTTTATACGTTCGTTCTTTATATCCTTGTTACTTTTTACACACGTAACTAAAGATGGTGGTTTAAACCTCAAATTATCGGTTTTAAGACGTTTTTCTTTACTTTTCGAGTTGTTACTCGACTTGTTATTAAAGTTGTGTTTTATGGTTATATTACGTATTGTATCAATAATACATATTTTTTCAGTTGTACCAATTAAATTCTTTTTTAACCTATCAATATAATTTGTAGTTGATAATTTACTTGTAAAGGTTACTTCTTGAGTCTCTGTTTTATTATCTGTTGAAACTTCAATTAAAATCTTTTTATCATTTATAGTTTTGATTTCTGTATATGTCATATTGTTTTGTTAAGTTACTCTAAAATATTACTTAAAAAAATGGGTACATCAATAAAGACATACCCATTTATTAAGGTTATGACTAATTACTTAGTCGTTTTATTCAGTTGTTCAGTAGTTCTGAAATATACCATACAATACCGTTTTTTACCGTCCTTGTCCAAAACATAGTGTTTTTGGAGTCCTGTTTTAGTTACGTCAAAACCATCGGATACTTTTTCGACTTCTTTCGTAACTATATTACGTATGTTGGTCATATTCTCAGTTTCAAAAGAACTTCCACCACCTTGACCCGATGTTATTTTACCCTTATCTTGTAGAGTTTTAAATACATCTTTGATATTCTGTTGTTCTTCTGTTGAAAAACCATCTAAGTTATCAAGAATTGAAGTAACTGACTTTTTGGAAAGTTTAGTTTCCTTAGTCTTAACTACGTCCTTGATTTCTACTGTTGGTGTCTCAATACTAACATCTGAAGTTACAAGAGATTTCTTGTCATTAGTCTTGTCTTTACGTGTCATCTCTGTTCCTTCCTATTGTTAAACTGTTATTGATTACGTAAGAAATTAATCATGATAATATAATTAAACAAAACAATATTTCATTAATACCATTAATATCCAATAAATAGTTGATACGTGAGGTCTCGTGTCTTTTTAATGAGGTGTGTTTGGTGGTCTATCCTCTGAAGAAATTTACCCTCAAAAACTGTACATAATAGATATTATACGTCAATTTCAAATTTCTCGAATAGGATATATGGTTTTCAACGAAAACACACCGAACAGGAAAACCGACACCCCCGTATGGGTCGATAATAAAACACCCACACTCAAAATAATTAAATTTTCAACCTTTTTTACTACTTTCCTTTCCATTTACGTGAATTGATTAAAAACCCATTTCTAAAATTTTTTTTACATAATTTTCCAATATAAGCCTAGGCCTAGGCTTTAATAGCTTTAGTAGTAATAGATTAATTTATATATATATTATATATTTAGCTTATAATTTATATATATTATATATACTATATATAGGTGACAAAATTAGAAACTTATTGTTTATTTTTGGGTCTAATTGTATATTATGTCTGAAATGAACAGCCAAATACAAGTAGCACGTAAAAATTGTGCAAATTTTAACAATGGAGATTGTCTTGGATGTATGTTCAAACGGGAAGAAGATAAGTTGTCAATGCGGATTGATAGTAAATTTGTTGATAAACCGTGTGTAGTTGATAAAGGCTGTAACTATTTTGATAAAATTGTCATGAAAGGCGTAATATGCACTTAACAACATTTGATAATGAAGCAATGATGGTGGATGCGGAGTCCTATTTTTACTTATGGTGCTGTGACTGTAGTTTACGACACTTAGTTTGTGTAGAAGCGGTAGGTCAAGGAGCAGATAAGTTTAAATCTGAAGGTGGTAGAATAGCAATTGCTATGTCAAGAGACCAAAAAGCTACAGAAATAGCTCGTAAAAAAGATAAACTAGTAATGTATCATAGAAAAGATGATAAAAAAGATGCCAAGACAAAAGAATCATAGACGAGCGGTTGTAATACCTGACCAACATTTTCCAATACACGACCAAACTGCAGTTAATGTTGTTTTAAAGGCTATCGAACTTGTAAAACCCAATATTTTTATTAATTTAGGGGATGTTGGGGAATGGGAGTCGGTATCAGCATGGAAATATAAAGGTAAAAAGTTACCAGAACTTGAATATCAGTTGCCTTATATCGATAAAGAGATTGAGGCGGTCAATGCAGGTATTGATATGTTTGATAAGGTCTTAGATAAGATAAATTGTAATGAAAGGTACATTTGCGCTGGTAATCACGATGAATGGTTAGATGCTTTTGTTGAACGATACCCTTATATGAAAGATTATACCTTTAGAAAGGCGTGTCGGTGGGATGAAAGGGGATATAAGTACTTAGGATATAACCATCCGCTTAGAATTGGTAAATTAACCTTTATTCATGGTGCGTTTGCTACCGTCAATCATGCAAAGAAACATTTAGATACTTATGGCGCAAACATCGTCTATGGTCATACACACGATATTCAAAGAATGACAGGAACAAAGTTGAATGGGACGATTGGTTCTTGGTCTTTGGGTTGTTTAAAAGATATGTCTAGGGAACAAAATAAATGGTTAAGAGGTAGATTACATAACTGGGCCCATTGTTTTGGAATTATTGATTGGTTTGATACAGGAGATTTTAGATTGGATGTTGTCGACATTCACAAAGGAAAGACTTTCGTCTGGGGGCAGACGATAGATGGAAACGAGTAGGAGTAAATATGATTACTGTTTCCTTACACATCTATACTCGGAGGGGCGGATTTGGGCGCCTATTCGACAGGTTGGGAGCAGTATAGATGCAATCAAAGACAATTTCTCGTAATACAGAGTATTTGTACGATAATGTTGATGAATTTCGTACTGTATACCCTAATGAGAAGTTAATGTCCGATTGGAGAAAATCCAAAGAAGGACAATGGGTTCTTACAGATGACTTACAAGTTTGTAAGATTTTGAAACGTAGTAATATGAAAACAGGGGCGGGAAAAGATATGCCTTACGTCAGAACCATTTTAGGTACATATACTACCAATCCAAATGTTGATATGGGTGGTAATCCACCAAAGAATGTCTATTCTTTCTCAAATAACAAGTTTTGTAAGAAATTAAGACAAGAACGTAAGAAACCTACTAATAATGAATTTCTTTTTGCGAAGTATGTTGCAAAGGGAATGAATCCAACTGAGGCTTATATGCGTGTATTTCCAACAAAAAAGGAATTATATGCAAAGGAATCATCCAGAAGTCTCTTGAAAACTAAAAGGGTGCAAAAATTGGTTACAGATGAAATAGAAGCTATATTAAGTGATATTGGTGCGTCAAAAAGTTATTTACTTGAACAAACTAAAAATGTTATTGATAACATAGATGGTAAGGATGGAGACAAGTTAAGAGCGATTGAATTACTAATGAAGATTGCAAATATGTTTCCAAATGAAAAGAAAACTGAATCATTGACAGTTTTTCAGGGATTTAGTGAAGAACAATTAAAACGTATCAATTCAAGCAATACAAAGGTATTGGCTCATGCTGAAAAAAGAATCGACGACTCGACTCACTCTACATGATATAGGCGTTTGTAGCGCTTTAGAAATTTGTAAGGTGTGCGATAGACCATTACTTGATACGCAAAAAGTTGTGTTGATGGATGTTTATAATGTGGTTGCAGGATGGTTATGTCCAGAATGTACATCATTATATGATTATGAAGACAATTTATTGGATATAGGAGAATTAGATATTTATTCCGATATTAGAGGTTTTGCTTAGGTGGAAGATAAAAATATAAATATCTTATCTAACATGGAGGAAAAAGATGATGTTCTTGCGCGTTCTTATAACGACCTATTATATTTTGGCCGTGCTTTTTTACCTGCTGATTTCCTTAATAAAAGCAGCTCTCCCATCTTTCATAAAGAAGTGGGGAAAAAACTTATTGATACTAGTCCTGGCGCCCGTATTTGCAACATTCTACCAAGAGGATTCGGAAAGTCAATTCTCTCGAAGGCTGCGATACTTCATAAGATATGTTTTGCTCCAAAAGGACAAAGACAATTTATAGCTTGGGTAGCAGAAGAACAAGGTCAGGCGATTGACCATTTAAAATATGTTAAAAGTCATTTAGAGTATAACGATTCAATTCGTTACTATTTTGGAAATCTAGCTGGTGACTCTGTTGGTAATCGATGGACTGAAAAAGATATTGTAACCGCCAAGGGAGATAGATTGATTGCAAAGGGTACTTCTCAGAGATTAAGAGGTCGTACTGAAATAGATGTTCGATATACAGGAATTATTCTTGATGACTTTGAATCTGAATTAAATACAAAAACTCCAGAAAGACGAGATGAGATTAAAAAATGGATTGTGTCCACAGTATTTCCCGCGTTAGAAGAATCACCAGGAAAAGAAGGGTGGATATGGTTATGTGGTACGATTGTTCATTATGATAGTTTTCTACAAATGGTGGTTGATGGCAGTGCCTTAGCTAAAAGAGAAGAAAGACCTTATCCTTGGGATGTAACATTCTATAGAGCTTTGGAAGATGGAAAGTCAATTTGGCCTGAACAATTTCCAATATCTAAGCTAGAATCAAAGAAACGTGAGTTTATTGAAGCTGGACTAGTCAATAAATTTGCTCAAGAATATATGAATGATGCTCGTGATTTATCAGCTGCTTCATTTAAAACAGATAGGATTCAATATCATGACGGAGTATTTAAGTCAGTAGATAATTATTGTTATTTAGTGATACGAAACGAAGCTATTCCTATTAATGTTTATATTGGTGTTGATATTGCTGCAACCGCAACTAAAACATCAGACTTTCAAGTTATTATGGTAATAGGAGTTGATTCAAACAAAAACAGATATATTTTAGAATATTATAGAGAACGTATTCCAACATTTGATTTACCACAAGAAATTATTAAAATGGCCCGGAAGTACAATCCCGTAAGACGTGTTACTATAGAGACCGTTGCTGCTCAAGAAATGGTTAGGGATATGGTGACTCGTATGGCAACCGATGATAGAAGATTGATACCAGGAATCTTCAAAGGTGTTAAACCACCTGCCGGAATTAAAAAGGCTGATAGGTTAGAAACCTCATTAGGGCCGATTGTAAATAGTAAAAAATTATATATTCGTAGAGAAATGACAGAGTTAGTAGATGAGATGTTTGAGCACCCAGTCCCAAAGAACGATGACCTGATGGATGGACTTTATTATGCTGATTACTATGCTAAAGCTCCATTAAGCTCTGCGGTTTCTGTAAAAGATATGAAATCAGGTAAAAAGGGTAGCAAAATTAAGGGTTATTACAACTGGATGACAGGTGCTAGACGATAATTGGAACTTTTTAGACGATTTTAGCGTTTTTTTATTTAATTTTATGCTATTTTTATTTAATTTTATTATAAATAAAGAGTCTGACTATATATGGCATTAGAACTACACCCTGCAGCAAAAGAAAATCAAGAGCTGCATAGACGTTATAAAGATGCTCGTTCTGATTGGGAAATAGAAGCTCGCAATGATATCGACTTCTATCATGGTAATCATTTTACCACCGAGGAGTCAAACGAACTTCAATCACGAAATCAAGCTGACGTTCCAATGGACAGGATTTCTCCTGCTATTGAAAAACTTAAAAGTGTTATTACAGCTAAACCACCTGTCTTTACAGCAATTCCAAGAGAAGATTCCGATGCTCACATAGCTTCAGCTTGGAGAACTATTTTAGGATATGTATGGCAAATTTCAAATGGCGATGTTCATATGAAGAATGCGATACATGATTATGCAGTTACAGGATTAGGTTATTTATATGTTTATGTCGATAATGAATCAGATTTTGGTAAAGGTGAAGTTAAATTTACCTCAGTTAATCCATTTAGAGTCTATGTACCACCCTCATCTCGCGATAGGTTCTTTCAGGATGCTGACTCAATTATTCTCTCTACTATCTTAACGGGAGCTCAATTAATCAATCTTTACCCAACGTTAGGCCCTCAAGTTGATGAGGAGACTGGTGAGATAATACCTGGAATAGTAGAAGAACTATCTACGTATCGTGAAGAAGATTATCCTTATGCACAAAATAAAAACAGTATGCAGGTATTTACACCTGATGTAACAAAAGATTTAGATTATTATCAAAATGAACGTTATCAAATTTTAGAAAGATTCTTTAAAACTAAAGTTCCATTTTATAGAGTTGTCGATTCTCGTAGTGGAGAGGAAATGGTTCTTAATGAAGAAGAATTTTCAGTATTTTTAGAAGAAAATCCAGGAGTCTTTGAGCGTGGGTTGATGAATTTTGAAGAAGTATTGCAGACCCGTGTTGGGGTAGTTGCGACAGTTGGAGAGGTTGTTTTATACGAATCTGTTCTCAATACTGACGTATACCCTATTGTTCCTCTACCAAACCTATGGTCAGGTACACCATATCCTAAATCGGATGTATCTCGGACTAGACCAATGCAACGATTACTCAACAAATTGTGGTCTCTCGCTTTATCACACGCTCAAGCTTCTGCTGGATTAAAACTCTTAGTTCCTTTAGGAAGTGCAGTTAATGGATTAGACCAATTAGAAAAAGATTGGGCAAATCCAAATGCTGTAATTGAAATCGATACTTCTCAAGGAGAACCACATTATCCAGCTCCAACCCCATTGGCTTCTGAATTTTATCGTTTAATAGAACAAGCAGAGTTTTATATAGATTTTATTTTTGGTTTACCTGAAATGATGCATGGGTTTTCAGAAAAAGCACCTCAAACAGTTAGGGGTACTGAAAGAATGATGATGTTGGGTTCAGAAAGACCAAAATCCAAATTAAGAGATATTGAATTTAGTATTAATATTATAGGTAGATTGTTGTATTCATTTTCTAAAGGTCATTATACATTCCAAAAAATCTTTAGATTAGTTCAACCTAATAATAATATTAATGAAGTGACCGCTAATCTTTATACAAGTATGGAAGAAACCGTAATAGATATTGCAAAAGATAGAAATAATATTGGTCAACATGATATAAGAATTGAACCAGGTTCTACATTACCAACAAGTAAATGGGCTGAGTATGGTGTATACTTTGAAGCTTATCAAGCTGGATTGGTTGATAGAACTGAGGTCTTGAAGAAGAATCCTGAAATATTCGATAAGGAAAGTATTCTATCAAGAATGAGTGAGATTGCACAGTTACAACAAGCTAATGCTTCGTTGGAACAACAAATCAAAACATTGCGAGGAGACTTGCAAACGGCACAAAGGGAGTCTGTCCAAGACAAAAAGAGAGTGGCGGTTGAAAAATTCAAACGCGATTTATCTGAAGTACGGGCAGACGCGAAAGCAAACAAAAAAGTGCAAACTAATAAGTTTGCAGATACGGTGAAGTTCGAGTTGGAAAAATTGAGACCTTTAGCAGAGAATATGCAACAAGGTATCGGTTCTGTTCCTGATGAACCCGAAACATCGTAGAAAGGAAAATCATGGAAGATTATATAGCTGAAGCAAATACCAGTGAAAACGTTGTAGAAGACGTTGTAACTGGGACTGAGGAAACTACTCCTTTTGTTGAGGATAATAGTGCATTTACTGAGCAAGGATATGAAGATGTCCCTCAACCTGAGATGCAATCTGAGACTTCACCAGTAGATTGGGAAAATGAAAGTAAAAAGTGGCAATCATTATATGATAAGTCACAGACGAATTTGACGAAACTTGAAAATGCCCTTGAAACTGCGGTGGAGATGCAACAAAGCTCTCAGGGAGCAACTGTTAATCAACAAAAAGAACAAGTACCTCCAGTATCCGAGGAAGAATTTAATCCTTGGGATGCCTACTACAAGCCGGATTCACCGTCTTATCAAATGAGAGTTGCTCAGGAGAATCAGTCGGTGTCACGTGCTATTGAAGGTCATATGTCTCAGATGAATGAGAATATTGCTTTGAATAACACAATTAATGAGTTGAAGAACGTGCATAAGATGCCCGATGATGATGTTAAAGAGTTTTTAGAGTTTGTTACTCAACCAAAAGAAAATGTTGGTTTAGAGAATCTTGTAAAACTTTGGCAGGATGTCAACGGTAAAAAAGCATCTCAAGGCGTTTACGACTCACTTGAAGCGGTAAGAGCT